CAACCCTATGTTCATCAAGCAAATCAAAACGCCGGATGGAACTTTCAATGGGATTTTTCTGAGTCTTGTCAATTTACTAAATATGAAAAAGGTCAATTTTATGATTGGCATTGTGATGGTTGGGATAAGCCATACATAAGAGAAGATACAAACGCACCTGATCACGGGAAAATAAGAAAACTATCTGTTACAGTTACATTATCAGATCCAAAAAATTATAAAGGTGGTGAGTTAGAATTTGATTTTAGAAATCTAGATCCAGACAAAAAACGTAATGTTAAAAAATGTAAAGAGATATTACCAAAAGGATCTTTAGTTGTATTTCCTGGTTTTGTTTGGCATAGAGTGTGTCCTGTTAAAAGTGGATCAAGGCATAGTCTAGTAATATGGAATTTAGGGTGGCCATTTAAATGAGTTTTCCAAATCAATTAAATTTAGAAGAATATTTTAAATGTCCTATATGGTTTGCAGATGAACCCAAATATGTAAATCAATTAAACAAAGCGTCTGATAAATATATTAAAGAATCTAAAAAAAACCTTAAAAAAGATATAGATAAAAGAAACAAAAAATTTGGAGATAAAGGAGATATGAGTCATGTTTTTCACTCAACTTCTTTAATAGGAGATCCTAAATTTAAAAATCTAATGGAATATGTAGGTGCAACCTCACATAACTTATTAGGAGAAATGGGTTTTGATTTAACTAATTATCAAGTGTTTATAACTGAAATGTGGGTACAAGAATTTGCAAAACAAGGAGGTGGTCATCACACTTTACACACACACTGGAACGGACACATGTCTGGTTTTTATTTTTTAAAAGCAAGTGAAGCAACATCAATGCCAATGTTTGAAGATCCAAGAGCAGGTAATGTAATGAATTTATTACCTGAAAAAGATAAAACAAAAGTTACTCATGCATCAACTCAGATAAGTTATAAAGTAAAACCAGGTAGAATGATATTTTTTCCATCGTATATGCCACATCAATATATTGTTGACATGGGATATGAACCATTTAGATTTATACATTGGAACTGTCAAGCCATACCAAAGAGTGTATTAAATGTCAAAATTAAATAAAGATATGAAAAAAGCAATAATTAAAACCACATTAGAAACAGGTAGTTTAAAGAATAAACCAAATTTTATAGATAATTTTATAAAATCAAAAATGCAACTGAAAGGAAAAAATGTCATTAAAAAAATCGGTTTTTCAAAAAAATAAATATAGCATTTTAAAAAATGCAATCTCTAAAGAGATGGCAGATTTTTGTTACGCTTATTTTTTAAATAAAAGAAAAGTTTCTAGATTTTTATTTGATCAAAGATACATATCTCCATTTACAGAGTATTTTGGTACATGGGCAGATGAACAAGTTCCTAATACATATTCTCATTACAGTGATTTAGTAATGGAAACTTTATTACAAAAAGTAAGACCTGTTATGGAAAAACATACAGGATTAAAATTATCAGAAACTTATTCTTATGCAAGAATATATAAACCAGGTGATGTATTAGCTCGTCATAAAGACAGGTACTCTTGTGAAATATCGACGACATTAAATCTAGGTGGAGATAACTGGCCAATATATTTAGATCCAACAGGCAACAAGGGTCAAGCAGGAATTAAAGTTAACTTAAATCCTGGAGACATGTTAATATATTCTGGTTGTGATTTAGAACATTGGAGAGAAGAGTTTACTGGTAAGCATTGTGGACAAGTATTTTTACACTATAACAAAGCTAATTCAAAAATGGCAAAAGAAAACGAATTTGATAAACGTCCTTTTTTAGGGTTGCCAGCTTGGTTTAAAGGCTTTAAATTACCTAAATAATATTGTACAATAATAATTTGGCGGGAGATTCCACCACACCATCTCCTGCCTAATTATTATAGGTTTTTTATATGTTACAAAAAGTAAAATTTGCACCTGGATTTAATAAACAAGTTACATCAACTGGTGGCGAAAGCCAATGGGTTAATGGTGATAACGTTCGTTTTAGATATGGTTCTCCAGAAAAAATAGGTGGTTGGTCACAGTTAGGATCGGTTGATATTACAGGTCGTAATACAGCTGTTCATCACTTCATAAATACGTCGGGTATCAAATATGCTGTGCTTGGAACTAATAGAATTTTATATGCTTATTCAGGTGGTGTTTTTTATGATATACACCCTATTAAATCTACAACAACTTTATCAAGTGCATTTACAACAACTAACGGTTCAGCTGTTGTAACTTTAACTTTTTCTTCTGCTCATAATATAAATAAATTTGATATTATATTATTAGATAATTTTTCAGGAATAACTAATTCTAATTTTAATTCACAAAATTTTGATGATAATAAATTTATGGTTACGTCAATACCATCATCTACAACTTTAACAATAAATGTTGGATCAAATGAATCAGGATCAGGAGGAACTACATCTGGTGGTATTAGAGTTAAACATTACTATCCTGTTGGACCAGCAGTAGAAGTTGCATCTACTGGATTTGGACTTGGTCCTTGGAGTGGTTTTAAAACAGGACAATTTACATCTACTCTTTCAGCAGACATTAATACATCTGTTACAAGTTTAAGTATGGCTAGTTCATCTTCGTTTCCATCCTCTGGTACAGTTTTAATAGACAATGAATTAATTACTTATACAGGTAATAGCGGAAATACTTTAACAGGTTTAACAAGAGGGGCTTCAGGAACCACTGCTGCCTCACATTCATCTGGTGACACGGTAACTGATGCATCTGAATTTTTTTCATGGAACGCTGCAGCATCAGGTGACGTAATAACAGCACCAGGGTTATGGTCATTAGATAACTTTGGTAATAAACTTATTGCAACAATTAATGGAGGTGAAAGTTTTGAATGGGACTCAAATCCTACAGGAGCAAACAACACAAGAGCAACTATTATAACAGGAGCGCCGACAGCATCTGCATTTAGTTTAGTATCCACACCCGATAGACACTTAATCTTTTTTGGAACAGAAACAACAATAGGAACTAAATCTACACAAGATCCTATGTTTATAAGATTCTCTTCTCAAGAAGATATTAACACATATACACCATCAGCAACAAACACAGCAGGTACGCAAAGACTTTCAGACGGATCTAAACTTGTTGGAGCTATTAGAGGTCGTGATGCAATTTACATATGGACTGATACTGCATTATTTATTATGCGTTTTGTTGGTCCACCATTTACTTTCTCATTTCAACAAGTTGGTACAAACTGTGGATTAATTGGACAGAACGCAGCTGTTGAAGTTGACGGTGCAGCTTATTGGATGTCGGAGAATGGTTTCTTTAGATACACTGGTAAATTAGAATCACTTCCTTGTTTAGTAGAGGATCATGTATTTGACGATATTAATACAATTCCTAAACAACATATTAATGCAGGTCTTAATAATTTGTTTGGTGAAGTTATGTGGTTCTATCCTAACTCAGGTTCAGGGACAGTAAATAGAATGGTGGCTTATAATTATCTAGACTCAAGTCCCGAGCGACCGGTATGGACAACAGGCACATTAGCTAGAACTGCATGGCAAGACTCAGCTGTGTTTGGTAAACCACATGCAACAGAATATGATTCAAGTGGCACAACTGCGGTAACAGATACTAATTATGTTTTTGGTAATAGTGATGGTACATCAACATATTATGAACATGAAACAGGATTAAACCAAGTAAAAGAAGGTCAGACAACTGCAATCACTGCAAATATAGAATCAGGAGACTTTGATATAGGTCAACAAGGTTTGGCTGGTGATGGTGAGTTTATGATGAAAATAAGAAGAGTGATACCAGACTTTTTATCTCAAACAGGTGATGCAAGAATAACATTAAATTTAAGAGACTTTCCAAATGACACTGCAGCTAGTTCTACATTAGGTCCGTTTACTGTAACCAGTGGTACACAAAAAATAGATACACGAGCTAGAGCTAGATCAATATCATTAAAAATAGATAACACTAGCACAAGTCAATTTTGGAAATTAGGAACATTTAGAATAGATTATCAACCAGATGGTAGAAGATAATGGAAGATTATAACACGTACGATAGAGAATGGATAAAAAGAGCATTAGATTCTTCTACTCCAACTACTGAAGCTATGGAAACTGTAAAAACAGAAAGTAGAAAATATCAAGGTAAAGAAATATTATTTCCAACAATAAGAATGATAAATGGTAAATTAATTAATTTAGGAGAAAAGGCTATGGACTATGCAATAGAAAAAGGAGACTTTATAACTTTTAACACGCCTCAAGAAGCGGATGCTTTTTCTATTGGTTTATCTAATATGATAGATATGGCAAGAAATACAAATAAAAAAATAAGGTATGACTAATGGCTAGAATAGTACAATCTTTAACACAACCTGCAAAAAATTATGATCAACAAATTCAACAATCTTTTGTAAGAGATGTTGATAGTATTGTGCAAAAATTAAATACTACTTATCAACAAGATTTAAAAGACGAATCAGAGGCGGAGGCTTTTTTCTTTGGCTAATTCATTTGTAAATAAAAAAGTAGATTTAACAACTACATCAGCTACAACACTATACACAGTGCCTTCGGCCACTACAGCTATAATTAAATCTATATTAGTATCAGAGGATTCTGGAAATGCAGATACTATAACAGTAACCATTACAGATACTAGTGATAATGTCTTTAGTCTTTTTAAAACTAAAGCTATATCAGCCAATGCCACAACAGAATTATTATCAGCCCCTTTAGTATTAGAGGAAAGTGAAATATTAAAAGTGACTGCAGCAACAGCTAATAGACTACATGTAGTCCTTTCGGCCCTACAATCTAAGCCAAGAGAGGTTACAACATAGTCTTGATTTACTTGTAAAAAACGAGTAATAATATAAATTCAGGTGTAATTCCTGCCTAAGTATAATATAAAACAATTGACATAAATATGATTAATAGAGCAAAAATGCCAAGACAAATGTACGGACTAGGTAGTCTAGTTCGTAAACTTATACCAAATGAATTAGCAAATATTGCAAGTAAAGCTGCACCATTTGTTGCTATGATTCCGGGTCAACAAGGAACAGCGGCATTAATGAGAGGTATTGGTAGATACGATAAAAGAGGTAATTTAGGTGATGCAATTAAACAAGGCGCATTAACTTTTGTTGGTGGTAATTTGTTTAATCAAGCTTTAGTTTCAGGTGGATTAAGAAATCCTAATGCTAGTGGTATTGGAGAATTTTTTAATGAAGAAACTAGAGGAAGAATTGGTGGTTTGTTTGACAAGTTTCAAACAGAAGACCAAAAAGTATTTGGTGCAGATGATGCTTTAGGCGGCGAATATCAAGCTGTAGGACCTAAAAAAAATTTAATATCAGTTGCAAGAGATATGGCAAGAGCAGGTATTGAAAAACTACCAGATGGAGTTGTAGCACAATTAACAGCTGGTGGTATTACAGCAGGTGCCTCGTTATTAGCAAGTTATTTTCAAGGAGAATTTGAAGAACAACAACCTGGTGAGACTACTGCAGAATATATGGAAAGAAGAAGAGAATACGTAGGACAACAAATGAGAGTTTACATGGATAACTATTATGCAAATGATCCAGAATATATGAAACTAGATAATGCAGGTAGAGATGCACTTGTAGCCAGATACAATTTACAAAGTGGTGGTATGCCAACAGGTATCATGAGAACAAATAAAGCAGGTGTTATGGAACGAGACTATAGAGATAAAGGTGGTTTTGTACCTGTAGGTGTAAAAGAAAAAGCAGATGACGTACCAGCTATGTTATCTAAAAATGAGTTTGTTTTTACAGCAGATGCTGTAAGAGGAGCTGGTGGTGGTAACATTGAAAAAGGAGCACAAAGGATGTATGATACAATGAAAAAATTAGAGAATAGGGTAGCTTAATGGATGAACAAAAAAGATTTCCAATAGGACCAGGTCCTGAAGACAAAAAACCAGGCTTGGGATCTTTATTAGGAAAATTATTAACTAGAGCAGGTAGAGCAGGTAGATCAAGCAGGGAGGGAGTTGAAGACAGACCTTTTAAATTTGATGCCTTACAATTTATGATAGATCAATATAATGAAGAAGGAATACAACCTGAAATATTTGGAGAAGCTCCTGATGGACAATCTTTTGTAATTAAAACTCCTAATGGTGGATCAATGATAATATCCTTGGAAGACTTTATTAAGAATTTTGGAGAACTACCTATGAAAGCTAAAGGTATTGAAAGAGATGTGTTTGATCAACCATATAGATATAAAGCTGGTGGTAGAGTTAAATATGCAGAGGGAACAGATAATATGAAGATGGCTGGTTATCTAGATCCTATGTCAGAAAAAAATGACATGGCTATGGAGATGTTTGGTAAACAATTAAAAGATTTAACAGAGTACGAGTTAGAATTATTAGATGAAGAGATTGATAGATTAAGATCTAAGTTTTTGGCTGATGGCGGTAGAGTATCAAAACAAACTGGCGGTATAACAGAGACAAGACAATTACCTCCAGAGTTTTTAGAAGCAGCGCAAAAAACATTTTTAGCAGATCTTACAAGACAAGCTGGACTACCAACTGTTACAACTGCAACAACACAACAACCTGGTGAAACTGCAGAACAGTTTGCAGCAAGACAAGCACAAGCACAACAGTTTGGGATTACAAGAGCAGGCATGGCAGAAGTTGCACCACAAGTTGCAGCTGAAACAGCACTACAACAAGAAGCTAGAGGTTTAGCAAGTGGTCTTGGATCTTTTCAACCATTTTTAACAAAAGCTACAACAGCTGCAGATGCAGCAACAGCACTAACTGGAACAGGTGCAGGCACAGGTGCAGGATCTATTGCATCGTATCAATCGCCGTATCAACAACAAGTTATAGATGCAACGTTAACAGAATTTGATAGACAAGCTCAGATAAGACAAAACCAACAAGCAGCAGCAACACTTGGTATACCAGGTGCATTTGGTGGTGGCCGTGAAGGTGTACAATTAGCTGAGTATCAGGCATCAAGTGACAGGAATCGGGCGGCTATACAATCTAATTTATTACAACAAGGTTTCTCCT